TATTATTTCTAAGTTTTTAAATTTAGATATATATGAAGAATTATGGAAAGAATCTAGAGAAAATTATACTCTTTTAAAAGCTAAATTAAAGACTTTTTCTAGCGCAGACTGGAATACTTTAATTGAAGAAAATTTACAATTAATAAGTGAAAATGAAAATAAAATAACTGATGTCAATAAAGAAATAAAAAGCAAAAGAAGTCTTCAAATAGAAAAAAGCTTATTACTTGAAGACCTAAAAAGAAACATTAAAAGACACCCTTCAGGTTTAAATTTTATTCAAGCTAAAGATATGTTAGAAAATAGCAAAAATCTGCTAGATTCTTGTGAAAGAAACATATCTATAAAAACTAAAGCTTTGAATGAAAAATTACTTAAAAAAGAAAAAATAAAAGCTTTTAAAATTAATTTTCCTTTACAAGATCTTAAACAAGAAAAAGACAGATTAGAAATATTGGAAAATAAACTAAACAAAGTAAACTCTAACCTTTCCTTCAGCAAGAAAAATAGAACTAAATCAGAAAGCAAAATAAACATTTTAAATGAAGTACCGTGTGGCTCAGAATTTTCACATTGTCAGTTTATAAGAGATGCTTACGAAGAAAAAGAAAATGTTGTATTTATAAACGAAGAAATAAAAAAATTAGAAGGATCTTTTTTAGAGATAAAAAGTATTGTAGAAAAGTTAAAAGAAGAAAACATTGAAAGAAAACTAAAAAAATACGATACTGTTTTAAATACAGAGTATAAATTAAAAGTAGACATAGAAAACTTAACAAGAGAGATAGATTTCAACAAAAGAGAATTAAAAAAGTACGTTTCTGAATTTGGTAAATATGATAAAGTCATTAAAGAGTTAAAAGAAATAGAAGATGAAACTTTTATACATGAAGAAAAATCATTAAGAGAATTGATAACAGAAATAGAAAAATCAATTAATGATTTAACAGATAAATGTTTTGACTTAGAAAGAACAAATATAAAACTAAACAGTCAAATAGAAAACTGGGAAAAAGAAAAAAATGAATATTCTAAACTAGTTACAGACTGGAAAGTATATGATTTATTTACTTACTGCGTTAGTAAAAAAGGAATACCCTCAAAGCTTATAGATTATGCTTTACCAAAAATAAATAGTGAATTAAGGAATATATTGCAAGGTGTAACAGGGTTTAACGTCGAAATTCTTTCTGAAAATGATAATAAGAACTTAGAAATTTATATAAATTATGGCGATGCAAAAAGAATTATAGAGTGCTGCAGTGGAATGGAAAAAATGATGACTTCTCTTGCAATAAGAGTTGCTTTATCTAATATATCAAATTTACCAAAGTCAGATATTTTTATAATTGATGAAGGATTTGGCACTTTAGATTCTGCTAATGTAGAAGCATGCGGTATATTTTTACAAAGCTTAAAAAAGTGGTTTAAATGTATATTAATAATATCCCATATTGATGAAGTTAAAGATATGGTTGATAATTTATTAGAAATAAATATAAAAGGCAAAGATTCATATGTCGAATTCAAGTGATTGGAAAAGTATAAATGAAGAGTGGGAAGAAAAAGTAATAAATAGTGCAGTATTTAAAAGACAGAAAAATATTGAAACTATTCCTTTAGATTGTCCTGTTTGTAAATTAATGCTAGTTACTGTTGAAGATATAAATTCTTATAGGGAAGTAAGTGCATGCGATAATTGTAAATTAGTTCACTATTATCCTAATAAAGAAAAGTGGGAAGAAGGCTGGAGGCCTTTTTCAAAATAAAAGTATATTTATAGTATAAATAAAGAAAGTGTAACAAAATGATAGACTATAATAAATTAGGCACATGTATTAGTAATGTTTATAATCCTACAAATAATGCTTCTAGGAAAGTAGTTACAAGATTAGAAGGTAACTTGCTAACTTTAAACTACGTTACTATCGTTGAAGTGCCTAGAGAAAACGATATATTCTTAGAAACAAGAAAACTAGATAGCGAAGCAATTCAGTTAATAAAGAAACAAATAGACAGAATTAAAGAACAGTATAAAGAGCTATCAGGTAATAGTTTAAAAGCAAAAGAACTAAAAAAATCAATAAATCCTAGTAGTTATGATTTAATAACAGTAAATAATTATTCTCCAAAAAGAACAATAAGCTTTACATATAAGAAGTACTTTGAGATTTCGTAATGTCGACAACTAGAAATAATCAAGTTAAAGAAATAATTAAGTGCGGTAAAGATCCTGTTTATTTCTTTAACAAGTATTTAAAAATACAACATCCATTAAAAGGTCTTATTCCTTTTAACACATATGATTTTCAAGATGATTGTATTGAACAGTTTAATGATCACAGGTTTAATGTAATACTAAAATCTAGACAGCTAGGTATATCTACTTTAGTAGCAGCTTATTCTGTTTGGCAAGCAATATTCTATAAAGATAAAAATATATTGATTATTGCTACAAAACTTGCTGTTGCACAAAATTTTATTAGAAAAGTAAAAACTTATTTAAATAGTATGCCAAAATGGCTGCTAATACCAGAAATTACTACAAACAATAAGCAACAAGTGGAATTATCAAATGGATCACAAATAAAAGCAATACCTACTTCAGAAGATGCAGGTAGATCTGAAGCTCTTTCTTTGCTGATTGTTGACGAAGCTGCTTTTGTAAGAAATTTTGATGAATTATGGATGGGTTTATATCCTACTTTATCTACTGGTGGACGTGCTATTTTATTATCTACTCCAAACGGCGTAGGTGGACAATATCATGAAATCTATGTTAAAGCTGAAAGAACAGAAAATGAATTCAATCCAATAAAGCTTATGTGGGATGTTCATCCTGAAAGAGACGGTGATTGGTTTAGCAAAGAAACTAAAAACATGTCTCAAAAGCAAATATCACAAGAGCTCATGTGTGACTTTGCATCATCAGGTGATACTTTTTTAACTGCAGAAGTATTAGATAATTTAAGATTAAAAACTAGAAACCCTATAGAAAAAAGTGGACCTTCTGCAGGAATTTGGTACTGGCGATACCCTTTGGAAGGACAAAACTATGTACTGTCTGCAGATGTCTCTAGAGGAGACAGTAAAGACTATTCTACTTTTCATATTATAAATGTACATGATATGCATGTTGATTGCGAATTTAAAGGTAAACTACCTCCAGACCAGTTTGCAAATTTAATTTATGATATTGCAAGAAGATACAATAAAGCTTTAGTTTGTCCTGAAAGCAATGCTTACGGTTATACAGTATCAATGAAACTTTCAGAGTTAGGATACAAAAATTTATTTTTTGCGTCTGAAAAAGAAAAGTATAAATACATGTATGGCGATGAGAAAAATTATGGCAAGATTGGTTTTGTAACTACTAAAGAGTCTAGAGAAAAAATACTAACTAATCTTGAAGAATCTATTAGAAATGAAAGAATAAAAATATATTCAACTAGATTAGCAGAAGAAATGAAAACTTTTGTTTGGAAAAACAATAAAGCAGGAGCAATGAGAGGCTATAATGATGACTTGGTCATGAGCTTAGCAATAGGTTCATGGCTTTCAGATAGCAATTCATCTGAATATAATGCTACTGCAATTAAATACGCAGATGCTATGTTAAAAGGAATATCATTAAATTCTACTAGTATTGATAAAACAAATATCTCGCCTTTTTATCAAAACAAAGATAATTATGTTAATCCATTTTTGCCTGTTTATATGGATAGTAACAAATTTAATAGTGAACCTAATAGAAAAAATCCTTTCGGAGATTTATCTTGGCTTATTAAGAAATAAAGGAAATTAAATGGCTAAAAACGATAATTTATTTAAAAGACTTACTAGTTTATTTAGACAAGGGCCGACAGCAAAAAAAAGAGTAAAGAATCATATTGCATCTAGCAATACTACTTCTCCGTCTTCTTTAGAGATGTTTAAAAAAGCTCATAGTGATGTTTATAATTCTACAATGAGCGCTTACGGTTCTTACGACAGAATGGCAAGATATTCAGACTTTTCAGAAATGGAAGCTACACCTGAAATAAGCTCTGCATTAGACATATACGCAGAAGAATGTGTATCTCAAGATGCTGAAGGTAATGTTTTACATGTTTATTCTGAAAACAGAAGAATACAAGAGCTATTAGAAAATTTATTCTTTGATGTTTTAAATGTAGACTTTAATCTAGTAATGTGGTCAAGAAATCTATGTAAATACGGAGATTTTTTCTTATTTAATGATATTTCTCCAGAATTTGGAGTTGTAAATGTTTTTCCAATACCAATTTCTGAGATTGAAAGAGAAGAAGGTTTTGATCCTGATGATCCTGGCGCTGTAAGATTTAGATGGATTACTCAGGGAAATAGAGTTTTAGAGAATTGGCAAGTATCACACTTCAGAATGCTAGGGAATGATGCTTTTTTACCTTACGGATCTTCAATACTAGAAGGTGCAAGACGTATTTGGCGGCAATTAATTCTTATAGAAGATGCAATGCTTGTATATCGTGTAATTAGATCACCTGAAAGAAGAGTATTTTATATTGATGTAGGCAATATTCCTCCTGAAAATGTTGCTGACTATTTGCAACAAGCACAGTCATCACTAAAAAGAAATGCTGTTGTAGACAAATCTACGGGCCAAGTAGACTTAAGGTATAATCCACTTTCTGTAGATGAAGATTATTTCTTGCCTGTTCGTGGAGGAGACACAGGTACTAGAATTGATTCTTTAGCAGGTGGAGCAAATACAGGAGACATAGAAGACGTCCAATATATACAAAAGAAACTATTTTCTGCTCTAAAAATACCTAAGGCTTACTTAGGTTATGATGAAGATATTGGTGCTAAAGCTACATTAGCGCAAGAAGATATTAGGTTTAGTAGAACAATTCAAAGAATTCAAAAAGTAATTATATCTGAATTAAATAAAATAGCTATGATTCATTTATATACGCACGGTTACGAAAATGAAGACGTAATGAACTTTGAATTAAAGCTTAGTAATCCTTCAAGTGTTGCGCAGCAACAAAAACTGGAGCTTATTAGAACTAAATTTGATATTGCATCTAACGCGCCAGAAGGATTTGTTGACAGAGAGTGGATTCAAAAACATATATTTGATTTTACAGATTCAGAAATAAATAGAATCAAAATAGGCATGAAGAAAGATAGAATTGAAGATATTAAATTAGAAAAAGTGCAACCAAGAGATACAGAAGGAGTATTTGGAGACGAAGAAGATGGAGGATTAGGGAAACCAGGGGGCTCAGATAGTGAAGAAGAATCAGGAAGTGGTGGAGGTGGATTAGGCGGACTATTCTCAGGAGACTTTAAAGATGGAGATCTATTAGGAGAAGAAGACGACAACCTTGA